AGCAGGCCCAGAAGACGCTCCAGCGTGGACAACGTGCGTTCACCGAATACGTGCGCCACAACCGTCCTCCGTATCCTGTCATACGCGTAAAACAACCAGCGCTGGCGTGATTTAGCGCCGACATAACCCCACTGTTCGTCCATTTCCGCGCAAACAATGACGTCACTGCCCGGTTGTATGCGTGAGGTTACCGACTGCGGTCTGAGTTTTTTAAGTGACGTAAAATCGTGTTGAGGCCAACGCCCATAATGCGTGCACTGGCGCGACATCCGACGCCATTCATGGCCATATCAATGATTTTCTGATGCGTACCGGGTTGAGAAGCGGTGTAAGTGAACTGTAGCTGCCATGTTTTACGGCAGTGAGAGCAGAGATAGCGCTGATGTCCGGCAGTACTTTTACCGTTACGCACCACGCCTTCAGTAGCTGAACAGGAGGGACAGCTGATAGAAACAGAAGCCACTGGAGCACCTCAAAAACACCATCATACACTAAATCAGTAAGTTGGCACCATTACCCGGAATTAATACTTCAGCATTCAACCCAAACGGAAATAGTGAGAAAACGTCATGGCATCCATATGAATTATATTTCTGCCAACCGGACCGTCGCCAGCAAGTCCAGCTCACGGCGAAGCGCCAGCAAAAACCAGCGCTATCGCTGCTGATAGTGAATTTTGATATAAACACACTCATTAACTCAAGTTATTTCTCGGTATCATTTTAGACTATTCATCGCTTGTCTTTTTCTGCAATCCCGACTTATCGCCTCGACGTCACGTGGATTCAAACGGTGACTTCAGCTCTTGATGAAGCCATCCCGTATAAAAGTCTTTATTAACTCATCCCCGCAGCCGCGCGTTGTGCGGATTCCTTTTTCCGCAAAATGCTGTATTATGCAAGTTATTGCAGTATTTTGCGGGTTAAAACGATGCATAAAACGGCCAGGCAAAAATATCTTATTGATATTCTCAGTGAAAAAGGTCAGATCACGATCAGTGAGCTGGTAGACAGACTGCGGGTTTCTGCAGATACGCTGCGCCGGGATCTTAGCGACCTCGAAAAACAGGGGCTCGCCCAGAAAAACCACGGCGGCGCTATCGCGCTCAATCTCTCCGCCATGAATCGGCAGAACAGGAACACCCTGCTCCCGGATACCAAGAAGCGCTTAGGTAAAATGGTGGCGGAGAAGATCCCCGGCGGATCCACGCTGTTTCTTGACGCCGGGAGCACCGTGCTGGCCGTCGCCACCCAGATACAGGGTCCAATGACGGTCATCACCCCCTCTTTAGATATTGCCCAGCACTTCAGCACGCGTGCGGATATTCAGCTTATTTTGCTGGGGGGTAAATGGGATATGCAGCAGCGCCTGTTTGCCGGTAGCGCTACGGTTTCGCTGCTGGAACGCTATCGGGCGGATATCGCTGTTCTCGGCACCTGTGCGCTCCACGCCGACCTCGGCCTCAGCGCCAGTCAGGAGGCGGATGCTGAAGTCAAGCGCGCCATGCTGGCGGCCAGCGCGGAACATTGGCTGGTGGCCGATCATATGAAACTGAATCACTGCGAGCCCTGGCTGGTTGCCGGACTCGCCGACATCCATCAGCTCTTCCTCGATCGCCCCTGGGACGAACTGAAGGATAACGACTCAATACAGCTCCATATCGCTGATGCTTAATAACGCGGAGATGCTTATGACTACCGGTAAGAACATTAATATTGCCCTGATTGGCTACGGCTTCGTCGGCAAAACTTTTCACGCCCCGCTGATCCAGTCCGTCGACGGCCTGAATCTGGCGATTGTCGCCTCGCGTGATGAAGAGAAAGTGAAACGTGACCTGCCAGACGTCACCGTCATCGCATCGCCTGAAGAGGCCATCCAGCATCCGGATGTCGATCTGGTGGTTATCGCCTCTCCTAACGCAACCCATGCGCCGCTTGCCCGTCTGGCTTTACACGCCGGCAAGCACGTCGTCGTCGACAAACCCTTTACCCTCGATATGCAGGAGGCTCGTGAACTGATTGCCCTCGCGGAAGAGAAACAGCGGGTGCTGTCGGTATTCCATAACCGCCGCTGGGACAGCGATTATCTGGGCGTGAAGCAGGTTATCGAACGGGGGCTCATCGGCAAAGTTAAACATTTTGAATCCCATTTCGACCGATTCCGCCCGGAAGTGCGCGTCCGCTGGCGGGAGCAGAACGTACCGGGCAGCGGCCTGTGGTTTGATTTAGGTCCACATCTGATCGACCAGACGCTGCAGCTGTTCGGCCTGCCGCAGTCGGTGTGTGAAGAACTAAGAGATTTGATACTTCCGGGAACATGAGGAATTAAGCGGAAACTCGCGGGATTACTGGGCTCGGTACAAAATTGGATTTGATACCGATTTGAAGGAAATGAAGCCGATCGGCAAAACTTTTGATACTGCTACTTTCTAGACTTTAAAACTACAAAACCATCGTTCAAAATCAATTCTAACATACTTCTAAAAAAAACAGGCCGGTAAAATGCGGCTGGCATGTACCGCGACAAACTGAAAAATCAGAAACCGCATCAACTGGCCTTCTTACTGGAACTCGACGGGCCTGGCTTGGCTACATCTTCACTTGCTTCAAGTGACCCTTTTTTCAGTTGCTCATTTAGTCTAATTAGACGCTCTTTCTCCTCAGTAGTTAATTCAGTCCATTCTGAATCCACTTCATTGAAATTATTGAAAATTCGTATAATCCCTTGAGCACCAAAGGTTACAAAAATATTAATTAACTTTGCCTTGTCATTGGCATTAAGTGCATCAAAAATAGCTCCCCATGTAAGTAAGAGGGCGTCTTCTTGCTTGTAGTGATGTCCTGATGGTTCTTCATCAAAACGCTCCTTATTGCTGTATGAGGGGTTTGTGGATTCATCCCCATACAACATATCCAGTGCATCTGTAGTCTTTCCTGTTCCCCAGTCACTCATCCCGGTTGCCAGCCAGCCAATAGATACACCTTCATATGCTGAGATTCTGATGACTACATCAAGACCAGGTGTTGCTCCTTTAGCAAAATAATTATTCAAAGTAGAATATGGAAGTCCCCAATCAATGGATGCCTGCCTCATTGATCTCCCTTTAAACAGATATCTCAACCTGTCCTGAATGCTTGCTTTTGCATTGTGCTCAAAAGAAAAATTGTTTTCTTTTTGATTCTCCATTTTCCATCCACCATAACCATCTGTTTATTAACGAGAAATCTATTTAAAGATCACAACCTGTCTTTATGTAGAAAAGAAAGCTTGATGTTTTCTTTTTGTAGATCAATACTTATTCCAACGGATAACCCCGCAGGATTATTCCAGCGGATAACTTTTAAGAGTAAACGAACTATGGAAAGAAATGAAGTGCGTGACTGGCATCGCATTGACATTGTCGCCGAGCTTCACAAGCGCGGCGTGACAATGCGCAGCCTTTCCACCAGTGCGGGGTTAAGTCCCGACACACTGAAAAATGCTCTGGCTCGTTCATACCCTAAAGGTGAGCGCATCATCGCGAATGCTCTCAATCTGGAGCCGTCATCAATCTGGCCCAGCCGCTACAACAAGGATTTGTGATCATGTTTGCCACGGTGAATGAATTAGTGGGTCTTCCCGGTTTGCCGGGAACGCCGCAGGGCATCAGAGCAATGATGGGGAAACTGGTCAAAGATAATCAGGCTCTGGTGCGTAAGCGTCAGGGAAGCAAGGCGTTCGAGTACCACATCGACAGCCTTCCCCCGGTTACCCAGAAAGCATTACGTGACCGTCAGGTTAAAGAGCTGATGAAAAATCAGGATGCAGCGTTACCTTCTCCTGAACGCTCCGCTGTGATGGAAAAGAGTAATACCCGGTTATCCGGCTTATTGCACTGATTGGCCAGACGGTATCTCACTCTTTGTCTTTGATTCCTCCGTGCAGCATGGCGCTAAAAAAGCGATCCAGCTCCTGCAGGATGCAGTGGGCGTCACCGCTGATGGCATTGTCGGCCCCAAAACCACCAAAGCAGTAATCGGCGCTGATGCCGAATGGCTGCTGACCCGCTGTTTTCTGCGCCGTTCCCGCTATTACGCCGAGATCATCAAAGCCAATTCCTCGCAGGGTAAATACCTCAATGGCTGGTTTAACCGTCTCGATGAGCTGGCGAACGCCTGTCAGGAGGTCATCGGCGGTCAGGTATCGGTTCCCCGGAGCTGAGCATGGGTAAGGGCTGGGATTCATCGTTACGCGCGGGGCGGCGGGACCGTCTCCGTCAGGAGGTGCTTCACCGGGTTGCCGGTGGCCCTCCGCCCGCTCCACAGGACTACACAGGCTGTGACGGCACCCATGCCAGCTATTACCGCAAAGGCTGGGACTCCGTCGATACAAGAGACATCGTCTGGCAGTGCCAGCGATACAAGGAAAAACATCATGTTTAAATCGTCGAATACCAACTGGCTGAAGCTGGCATTGCTCCAGGTATTTCAGTCCGGCTGGACGGTGGTGATTCTGGTGGGATTGTCGCTGCTGTTCTGCAGCTTCACTGGCCGTCAGGCATTTATTGTCTGGTGGCTGACTTTCGCCGGGGTGCTGTTAATTGGGGCGAGCGTATGGCTCGGCAATCTGCCTTACCGTCTGCTGCAGCCGGGTAATTCTGCTCGCCGGTGGTCAGGTGTGTTGTCCTGGATAATCTGGGGAGCTGGTTTCCTGTTGCTGGCCGTCGCTCCCGCGAATGCAAAAGACCCGTGGATCCTGCTGTTTAATCCGCTGGCTGGACTGACTGCCTTCCTTCTCTGGTTATGGGCTTCACATAAGGAGCCCCTCAAATGGATCCGATAACCCTTTCCACCGTGGCCTCCGTGTTGCTCAAGGCGGGCCCCTCTCTGGTCCGCACTGTCGGTGGCTGGTTCGGCAGCGATACCGCCAGAGCCGCTGACTCGGTGGCCAGTATTGTCGAGACCGTCAACGGTGCCATCAATCCTGCTGACCAGCAGCGCGTGCTGGAGCAGAAGCTGGCGCAGCTTCCGCCCGAGCAACTCGTCCAGTTGGAAGGCCTCAAGGTACAGCTGCAGCAGTTCCAGTTGGAGCGGGACAAAGCCCAGATGGCCGACCAGCAGGCCGCGCAACATGAACAGCAGGAAACCATCCGCAACGGCGACAACGCCACGGACGAATATGTCCGTCAGACCCGCCCGCTGATGGCCCGCTTATCCCTCTACAGCAGCATTGCATACGTGATGATCATGTCTCTGGGTCAGCAGGCTGGCGCGGTGGCCGGTGCATTTGGTCATGCTTTTTCCATGCCCGAACCGGACTGGGATATCGCGCTGATGCTGGCGACCCCGGCGCTGGGTTATCTGGGTTTCAGAACGCTGGACGGTTTCGCCCGCTACAGCAAATCCAGCAAACACAAGGTCATGGTGGGTAAATGACTAAAGCATTTGATCGCGCCAGCGACCTTGAAATGGAAGAACGGGAACGGCTCTTAAACCAGCATTTAAAGCGCGTTAAAGAGCTGCCGGATGAGTACGGGTTCTGTAACGACTGCGGCGCAGCGATTCCGGCGAAGCGACTCCGGGCGCTGCCGTACGCAGCGACCTGCTTCACCTGTCAGGCCATCAGAGAACATAAGGGGAAGCATGGGCTGGGAAATCATTAAGGGTAACTGGGCGATCATCTGGGCGCTGTTTATGTCCGCCGTGAACGTTATCCAGCTCCTGCTGGCCAAAACCTACGTCAAACGCGAGGAGCTGGAGCTGATGCGTACCCGACTGCAGGGCATTGAGAACACCATCGCGGGGCTACCGAGCCAGAAAGACCTTCACCAGCTGCAGCTGGAGATGAGCAACCTGCGGGGCGATTTGCGTGAACTGGGCCCGGCGATTCGCCAGGTAAAACACGTCAGCGATCTGCTTCTGGAAAACGAGCTGAAGGAAAAATAAGAGGTGACTATGCGTGACATTCTCGACCAGGACCAGCGCCTGGTTATTCTGCGATCCCTTGTCGAATGCGGCGACAGTGCCAACGAGTCGATTCTGCAGACGTGCCTGCAGACTTATGGCCATCGCGTTTCCCGCGATACCGTGCGCACGCATCTGGCGTGGTTGCGTGAGCAGGGTCTGGTCAGTCTGACGGATGTTTCCGGCTGTTATGTGGCTGAAATCACCGGTCGCGGTGATGATGTCGCCAGCGGTCTCGCCACGGTTCCGGGGGTGAAAAAGCCCCGCGCGAGGGGGTAATGATGGCTAAAGCTAAACCTTACACCGAAGCACAGCGGCGTATTTTTTATCAACTGGCCGCAGTGATGGTTTGCTCAGAGATTGAGTCAGAAGTTATCGCTCCACTCAGCGAGAAAGAGACCGGAAAACCTTATGACCGCAGTTCCCCTGATAGCTTTACCAACACGTTTCTGAACAAGAATCCTGAGTTCAGACGTGCATTTGAAACGCTGGGTCGGGCCATCACCAGAGAGCGGAAAAACCAGCTGCAGCTGGCAAAGGCAGCAAGGAGCAAACATGGCAGTTGAAAAACCAACCCGTGGTCGCCCCTCCAAAATCGACCTGCTGCCGGATGGTGTACGCGATCAGCTGCATCAGATGCTGCGTGAGAAACGCCACACCCAGGAAGAGATCCGCGAAGCGATTAATGAGCTTATCGACAGCCACAACCTGCCGGAGGATATGAAGCTCAGTCGCACGGGCCTGAACCGCTACGCCAGCCGTATGGAAGAGTTCGGGGCCAAAATTCGCGCCTCCCGCGAAATGGCGGAAATCTGGGCCGCGAAGCTGGGTTCCGCGCCAACGTCTGACGTCGGCAAATTGTTGATGGAGTTTGTAAAAACGCTGGCATTCGAAACGTCTATGTCACTCGCTGAAGAAGAAGGCCCGGTTGAGCCGAAGGCCCTCGGCCAGCTTGCGCTGGTTGCTCAGCGTCTGGAGGCGGCAGCGATGGCCAGCCACAAACGTGAGAAAGAGATCCGCCAGGCCTTCGCCGAAGAAGCCGCCGCGCAGGCGGAGAAAATCACCAAAAGTGCCGGGCTGTCTGCGGAAACCGCCGCTGATATCCGTCGCCAGATTCTGGGGATCGTATGATGGCCGGACCATTGTCAGCGCAGGAACAGTTACGTAATCAGTCCGCCAGCGCCATTCTGGCGGGCGAGTTCGACGCGGATCAGGTGCTGCTGCCTTATCAGCGCCGCTGGATTGCGGATACGTCCCAGCTCAAGATTGCCGAGAAATCCCGTCGTACCGGCCTGACGTGGGCGGAAGCCGCCGAGGCCTCTCTCAGCGGGTCAATGTCACCGGAAGCCGGAGGAACCGACACCTTCTATGTCGGCACCACCAAAGACATGGCGCGTGAGTTTATTGACGCCTGCGCCATGTGGGCTAAGGCATATAATCTCGCGGCCTCCGCGATTGGCGAGGAAGCGCTGGAGGATGACGACAAGGACATACTGGTTTACGTCATCAACTTTGCCAGCGGCTTCAAAATCAAAGCGCTGTCGTCAAACCCCTCAAACCTGCGCGGTATGCAGGGTAACGTCATCATTGACGAAGCGGCATTCCAGAAAGACCTCGCTGCCGTGCTGAAAGCGGCGCTGGCGCTGACCATGTGGGGCTCTAAGGTCCGTTTGATCTCCACCCATAACGGCATTGAAAACCTGTTCAATACCATCATCACCGACAGCCGCGCGGGCAAGAAACGTTATTCCGTTCACCGTATTGATATTGAGCTGGCCATCAGCGAGGGGCTGTATCGTCGTATCTGCCAGGTGACGAAAAAGCCGTGGTCACCCGATGCCGAGGCGGAGTGGCTGGCGAACCTGCTGAGCGATACCGCCACCGAAGAGGATGCCCGCGAGGAATACTACTGCGAGCCGAAGAACGGCGGCGGCACCTATCTGGCCCGCTCCATCCGTGAGCGAGCTGCGCGGGGCTCCGGTCCCGTTCTTCGCTTCACCGGTACGGCTGAGTTCAATGCCATGCCGGAAATCATCCGTGCGCTGGATATGCAGGAGTGGCTGGATAAGGTGGTGCTGCCCGTGCTGAACACGCTGCCGCAGAACCTTCGCCACTGCCTCGGCGAGGACTTTGCACGGTCTGGCCACCTGACCGTCTTTGCGCCGATGACCGTCAACGATGACACCACCCGTACCGTACCGTTCCTGGTCGAGCTGGCCAACGTACCCTACAAGCAGCAGGAGCAGGCGCTCTTCTTTATCTGCGACCGGTTACCGCGCCGCGACGGTATCAAACTCGATGGCCGGGGGAACGGTAACTACCTGGCCGAACAGGCGGCGGAGAAGTACGGCGCTGAGGTGGAGGTGGTCATGCCGTCCGTAGCCCACTACCGCGAGAACATGCCGCGCTTCAAGGCAGCGTTTGAGGATGATGAACTGGTGTTGCCTAAACACGAGGACGTTATCAGTGATCTCGGCCAGATTGTCGTTCAGCGCGGGGTGCCAGGAATTGATGACCGGGAGAATACCGGCAGCGATGGCCACAAGCGTCACGGTGACAGCGCGTATGCGATCTTCCTCGCCTTTCTCGCCAGCAAAGAAGACTGCCAGCGATACGAACTGCACCGTCTCAACAAACCCCAACAGCAGCGCAACAGCGACAGTCACCGTCAGTTGCGCATTACCCGTGGTCTTAAAAATCAGCGAGGACTGCTCTGATGGCAAAGAAAAAGAAGCGTACCGCCCGTAATCTTATGAATACCCAGACGGGCGAGCGGGTGGCGGTTGATGCCGTAAAAATGACTCAGCCAGAAGCCCGCGCCGGGAGCGTCAGCGTCCGGCGACCCTCTCCGGGTATCAGCGTGGCGAGTACCTTATCCCCGGCCAGACTGGCCGGGGTATTACGTAATGTGACGGAAGGCAATGCCAGCGACTACTTCATCCTCGCCGAAGAGATGGAAGAACGTGACCTGCACTATTCCAGTGTGTTACGTACCCGCAAGCTGACCGTCGCCGGTATCCCTCCGGCAGTGGAAGCGGCGAGTGACGATGAGCATGATGTGATGCTGGCCGATGCTGTTCGCGATCTTGTCGAGCAGCCGCAAATCCCTGAGCTATTGTTCGATCTGCTTGATGGTCTGGGTAAAGGCGTGGGTGTCTGCGAAATCCTCTGGGATACAGCGGAAGTCTGGAAGCCGCGCGACTATGAATGGGTTGACCCTCGTTTCCTCAAACCTGACCGCGAGACCCAGCGCCAGTTTCGTCTGCTGACCGACGAGCAGCCGGTGGACGGTATCCCCCTGACGCCGGGAAAATATGTCATGCATTATCCCCGGCTGAAGTCTGGTTTGCCGCTGCGTAACGGCCTGGCACGCCTGGTCGCGGTGATGTATATGCTCAAGTCCTTCACCGTGCGTGACTGGTGGGCGTTTGCCGAGAAGTTTGGCATCCCCATCGTCGTCGGTAAGTACGGGAATAATGCCACCGATGAGCAGATTAAGACCCTCATCGATGCTATCGCCTCCATCGCCTCTGATGCCGGGTGTGCCATCCCGCAGAGCATGCAGCTTGAAATGCAGGAGACCGCCAGCCGCAATGGCGGTGGTGCGCTCTTCAAAGAGATGGCCGAATGGTGCGATGCACAGACAAGTAAGGCAGTGCTGGGTCAGACCATGACAACCGATGACGGCAGCTCGCGATCTCAGGCCGACGTGCATGATCGGGTGCGCATGGATATTGCCCGCTGGGATGCCCGTCAGCTGGAGAACACCCTCAATGAGTTTCTGGTGCGTCCGTTCATCCAGTTCAACTACGGGCCGCAGGAAAAGTACCCGCGTGTGAAGCTGGCCATCAGTGAACCTGAGGACCTCAAAGCTTTCGTCGATGCGCTTATCCCCCTGGTTGATCGCGGTCTGCGGGTGCAGGAGTCAGAGGTCCGGGACAAGTTCGGGCTGGCCGAACCGGAGAACGGCGCGGCGGTACTCTCACCCTCTAACAGCTTCTCCGCCTTCAGCCCGGCACCGGCACTCAACCGTGTGCAGCTTGCGCTTAACCGTTCGCAGGACGATGAGATTGACGTGATGGCCAGCGAGGCGCTGAAGGACTGGGAGCAGACCGGCGATGCGTTCACCAGTCCGGTGCTGCAGCTGGCGAAAGACGTGGGGAGCTTTGAGGAGTTTCTGGCGCGTCTGCCGGACCTGCAGACGACGCTGGAGCCTGCCGCATTCGTTGAGCAGCTGGCGATGCTGAGCTTTAAGGCGCGGACGCTGGGAGATGCGAACGATGGCTGAGCAACTCATGACAAAAGCGCTATGGGAACAGGTCGCTGATGAGCTGAAAAATCTCTTCTGCCATGTTCGCTTCCGGTACCAGGATACCGTCATCTCCGTCATTCGTGAGCGCGATAGCGAGAGTAGCACTGTTCTCGCCGTATATTTTGATGACAAATGGTGTGCCGGATGGGGGCGTGAAGAAAGCGAGGTGTTTAATCCGCTGACGCGTCTTTTCTGGTGCGAAAAGAAAAAACGTCATTATCCCTCAAAAACAGTGGCTGAAATTGAGAGAGCGTTGGGTAAGCGACAGGCGAAAAAAACATTTCCCAGCCTGCATGATTCGTTCATCTATCGTCTGCCGTTCTTCACCGGTTCATCGACCCTTGTCCGTCAGTTCAAAAAGGCAGATGGCCTGATGCTTATCACTAAGCAGGAGTGTATGTGACATATGGCTAAGGCTCCCGATATTATCCCCAAAGAGGCACTCGCCTGGCTGAAGTCGAAAAAGCTGACGCCGGGCTTCGATTATCGCGATGTCTGGAAGCAGGAGCACAGCATCGGTTTTACCGTGGCGAAGATGACGCAGCTCGACCTGCTCTCAGACGTCAAAGCGCTGGTCGAAGACGCGATGGCCAGCGGCCAGTCTTTCGCTGAGTTCAGGGAGGTACTGAAGCCTTTGCTGGTGAAGCGTGGATGGTGGGGTCAGCAGATGATGGATGACTCGCTGACAGGTGAGACAAAGCCAGTGCAGCTCGGTAGCGATCGTCGTCTGCGTACCATCTACGATACCAATATGCGCACCGCCCGCAGCGCCGGTCAGTGGGAGCGCATCCAGCGAACTAAGCGTGCGATGCCCTATCTGCTCTATACGCTGGGGCCGTCCCGCGAGCACCGCGCCGAGCATCTGAAATGGGCGGATCTCTGCCTGCCCGTTGACGACCCGTTCTGGCAGACACACATCGGCCCCAACGGCTGGGGCTGTAAATGCGGGGTTCGCCAGGTCAGCAAATACGAGTACGATCAGTTACAGAAAAATGGCGTACCCCGCAACGTGCAGCAGCTCGACGACAGCGGCCAGCCAACCGGCCACGTTATCCGCCAGACCGTCCCGGTCCGCACCGAAGCGCCGCACGTCAAACGGGTGAAGTGGGTCAACAAGCGCACCGGCGAAGAGGAGATAGTGCCGGAGGGGATTGATCCGGGCTGGGACTACAATCCGGGTATGCGCCGACAGGCCGAACTGGAGCGCCAGCTGGCCGCGAAGCAAAACGCCTTTGACAGTGACAACTAAACGAGGCGGTAATCCGCCTCAAACGCGCTCAGAGACTTTATCGGCATTTGTGGTACGATGATTCTCTGAAAATTTCTTAAACGCGCCACGGCGTTTTTGAACGGGGTTTGAACGGTATTCCCGCTGCGCTTGCCCGGCACTCTTCCTTTATATACAGGGAAAGCGGTTAATCCACTTTCTTCTCCCGCATCGCCGACACTGTCCGTCAGTTACCTTTAACGACGGACAGCACCATGCCAAAGCCTGCAACACAACTCGAATTTCTGGCCCTGTGCTTCGAGCTTCCCGACCTGTCGGATGCCAGCACGCCGCTGCCGGAATGGTTGCCGATGATCCCTGCGGGCACATTCACTGGCCGGGATGGCCGTACGTGGGTAAACGACAATCCGCAGGCCATTATTGCCACGTCCTTTCGTTACCCGACGTTGCCGTTTGATGCCGAACACTCCACCGAGCTGCTTGGGCCTAAAGGTGAAGAAGCTCCGGCTTATGCCTGGATTGATGCCATGCGCGTCAACGCCGACGGCAGCATTGACGGTCATATCGAATGGACGCCTGACGGCGAAGCGCTCGTTCGCGGTAAGAAGTACCGCTATTACAGTCCGGCTTTCCGTCATTTCCCTACCGGTCAGGTCTCGCATCTTTCCAGCGCTGGCCTGACCAACAAACCCAACCTGTATTTACCCGCTCTTAACTCGGAGAACACCATGCCTTTACCTGTGCAGATTGCCACGGCACTGGGGCTGGCTGAGACCGCGTCGGTTGACGATGCCGTATCAGCGATCCAGACCATCAAGAACAGCGAACAGACCGCGCTGAACCGTGCTCAGAACCCGGACCTGTCAAAGTTCATCCCGCAGGAGACCTATCAACTGGCGCTGAACCGCGCTCAGACAGCGGAAGATCGTCTGAAGACACTGGATGAGAAGACGGCCACCGCGCTGGTTGACGATGCCGTAACCGCCGGGAAAGTCGCGCCCGCTAACCGCGATATGTATCTGGCCCTTTGCCGCAGTGAAGAAGGCCGTCAGCAGTTTGCCGAGTTCGTGAAAACTGCGCAGCCGCTGGTCAATCAGGACCCGTCAAAAGGTAAAGAGAACAAGGGGCAGCAGACCACGCTGACCGAAACCGAACTGGCGATGTGTCGCAGCATGGGTCTTACCCAGGAAGAGTTTCTCGCCGCTAAACCGAAACAGGAGCAATAAGAATGCCGCAACCGTCAGCAGAAATCCTGCACGCGCTCACCACCTCCCTGAGCGCAGCTTTCACCCGAGGTCTCGCAGGTGTGACTCCGCAGTACCTGCGCATTGCTACCGAAGTGCCGAGCGGCTCCGCGTCCAATACGTACGGCTGGCTTTCGGACTTACCGACCATCAAAGAGTGGGTCAGTGAGCGCCAGTTCGCGCAGTTGTCTCAGTATGGCTACACCATCGCCAACAAGACCTGGGAAAACTCGATCCGCGTCAAGCGTGAAAACATCGAAGACGACCAGATTGGCCAGTACAGCGTCATTGCGCAGGCGTTCGGTCAGCAGGTCGCCGAATTCCCTGACACGCTGAGCTTTCCGCTGCTGGTTGCCGGTTTCACCACCCTGTGTTTTGACGGCCAGAACTTCTTTGATACCGACCATCCAATGGCGGGTGGGACCTACAGCAACATTGTGGGTGATATCGCGACTGACAAAGGTGAGCCGTGGTTCCTGATTGATGAAAGTCAGGTGCTGAAACCCATCCTTTACCAGAAGCGCCGCGCCTTTAACTTCCAGGCACTGGATGACCTCAGCAGCGAACACACCTTCAAGAACAATGAGTTCCTGTATGGCGTGGATGGGCGCTGCAACGTTGGTTTTGGGTTCTGGCAGACCGCCTGCGGGTCCCGCGCACCGCTGACTGTCGCCAACTATGAAGCGGCGGTGAAGGTGCTGCAGGGCATGAAGCGCGATTCCGGTTCGCCGCTGGGGATCCGTCCGACCACGCTGGTCGTGGGTCCGAACAACCGCGCAGCCGCGAAGAAGATCATCGACGCAATGCTGGTCGATGGCGGTAACTCCAACATCTATTACAAGGATGTGGAAATCGTCGACAGCCCGTTTATCACCACCCCGGCGTAATCGCCAGTCTGCGTTTTAAAACCGTTACAGCGGGCGTTAAACCCGCTGTAACCCACCTTTAAAGAGGATGGAACAGTGAGTGGAACGAAAGAAAAAGCAACGGGTAAGCAAAGCGCTAAAGGTCGCGCTGGCAAGGTTTCAGCGCCGGAAGTGGCACAGGCTGATGCATCTGACCTGCCGGGAGCTGAACGGTCAGTCACATTGCCAGGGCATTACATTGCGGTGGGTGCGTCCTCCCTCAGTGTGACTTCTGGCGATACTGGTGCGCCTCCGTCATCTGATGACGTCATTACCCTGACCGGGGATAACGTCAGCATTTCTGCGCCTGCGGTTCACATTTCAGCTGACCACCTTAATACCGTTCAGCGTGAATTAATGAACGTCGTTCTGGCGGCAGATGGTCAGGACAGTGCTGTCACGCCAGCCATGCCTGCAACCGACGATGTTGTGGTGCTGGAGGTTCGCGCCAGACATGAGCGCGGGTTCTGGCGCTGTGGCCGCTTCTGGCCACGCGAGCCGGTGCATGTGTTTGTCAGCGACGATCCCGATGGTGATAACGAGGCAAACGCGCTGGAGGGTGATGTGGTCGTGGAAAGCTTCATCAGCCATGAAACCGCAGAGCGCCTGAAAGCTGAGCCTCATCTGGTGGTGACGGTCCTGCAGACGGCAGCGGGGAAAGGCTGATGGGTATTTACGTTACCCGCGATGACCTGCTGGCCACAGATGGTTCGCTGGTCTGGAACATGGCCATCGACAAGGCAACGAACCAGCTCGACGAGACGAAGATAGCCACGGCCATCGAGGATGCCGACGCGGAGATCAACTCGTTTCTGTCGAAGCGCTATCAGTTGCCGCTGAACATCACCACCGTTCCGCGCCCGCTGCATCGGGTAGCCGTATCCATCGCCATTTACTGGCTGTCCGAGCGTGACAATCAGATCACCGACCTGATTCAGAAGCGCTACGACAGCGCCATCCAGACCCTGAAGGAGATGGCGAACGGCACGCGCGACCTCGGCCTGCCGACCGACACTCCGGCCCCTGAGACCGATAACGGCAGGATGATTGTTGTCAGCGATAACAAACGTCTGTTCACCCGCAACAACCTCAAAGGGGTGCTGTGATGGGGATTTCGGTTGAGGTTATCGGCTCTGAGAAGCTGCAGCAGATGCGCATGGCCATCGAGAAACTTTCCGACAGTTCGCTGCAGCAGGAGCTGCTGGAGAGTATCGGGGCTGTTGTGGAATCGCAGACCCGCCGCCGCATCAGTGACGAGAAAACCTCACCGGCTGGTGAGCGCTGGGAGGAATGGTCCGAGGGCTACCGTAAGACACGCAGCGGAAATCAGAGCCTCCTGCAGGGCAATGGCGATCTTCTCGACAGCATCCAGTACATCGTCGAACGTGGCCGGGTCCGCGTCGGTTCGCCGCTCAGTTACAGCGGCGTTCACCAGGACGGTTTTGCAGGTAGCGTCCCGGTCAGCGCCCACAAACGTCTCATTCATCAGGCGTTTGGCCGGGCGCTGAAGCATCCGGTCTGGCAGACCGTCGGTTCCCATAATCGCATGATGGATATTCCGCAGCGCGAGTACCTCGGGCTGTCCACTGCAAACAGTGATGAGCTGATGCACGTCATCGGCGACTTCTGGAAAGAGGTATTACCGTGAGTAATGAACGTCCGTCCCTGCTGACCACCGGCTCCACGGTCTCCGCCGCTGAGAACATCGTGGCGTGGCTGAAGCCGGAGCTGTTGAACGAACCACAGCAAAACAAGCCTGACCGCGTCAGCGTGATTGAACGCCATATCGGCCAGTTCAGCACCCCGGCTGAGGTCAAAACCTACCTGACGGATCGTGATGGTTGCATCCGTCTGGCCGCACTCCGCGTGCGCAATATCCGGGCTCAGGCTGGCGGCACCGTCGGCGATATCACCTGGGCGGCGTACGTCATGGCCACCGATGCATGGGGCTATACGCGCGACACTCGCTGCGAGGTGCTGGTCGGAAAGCTGGTGAGACGTATTGTCCAGCGCGGAGCCGCTAACGGTATGAAGGCCGAACGTCTGGCCACCTCCGTCAGCGCCGACAATATCTATTCCGGCGGGCTTAACGATCTGGGGCTGACCATGTGGGCCGTGACGTGGGAACAGGAGTTCCGCCTGGATGATGAAATTGACCTCGCCACCCTCCCGGACTTCCTGCGACTGGGTGCAACGCTGCAGGTCAGCGACGACACCGACCCCATTAAAGGCGTTATTAACGTAAGAGAGCCATAACGATGAAGAAACACATTAAGCCCGCCCGCGCGGGACTGCAGGTGCGTAAAGCCGATGGCCAGCACCTGAATCCCGAAGGGGAAGCGCTGCCTGTAAGTGCGTGGTGGCTGCGTCGCGAAGCCGAGGGGGACGTTGTTATCACCGATATCCAGGCTGAATCCGTAACCGAAACGGCTGAGCCTGTAACTGAACCGGCGGAAGTCCGCCAGACCCGAACCGCAAAGGAGAAGTGATATGTCGTCACTGGGTAATATTCCTGCTGATATCCGCGTTCCGCTGGTGTACATCGATATTGATAATTCTCAGGCGCTCGACAGCGCCCCGGCGCAGTCGCGCAAAATTATCGTCATCGGCCAGCAGAGTGCGACCGGCACCGCTGCCGTTCTGACACAAAACCGCATCACCAGCGACGGCACCGCTGACCAGCTTTATGGCAAAGGCTCCATGCTGGCCGGGATGCTCAAAACCCTGCGTAAGGCTAACAGCTATACAGAAGTGTGGGCGATGGGCCTGGCTGATATCGCCGCCGGTGCTGCCGCAAAAGCAGAGCTGGCCATCACCGGCCCGGCCACCGCGGCAGGTACGCTGGCCATGCTGGTGAACGGTATCTCAGTGCAGGTCGGTGTCAGCGCCGACGCGACAGCGGACACCATCGCTGCGGCTGTCGTCACCGCCGTCAACAAGCTGCCTGACACGCAGGTTACTGCTGCACTGAAAGCGGACTCGACCGCCGTCGTCACACTGACCACCAACTGGAAAGGCGCGACCGGCAATGCGATGGACGTCCGTCTCAACTACTATACCGGCGAGCAGACACCGGCAGGCGTTGCGGTGGCCATGACCGCTTTCACCGGCGGCACCGGTACGCCGGATATTGCGGCAGTCGTCGCGGCGCTGGGTGATGACTGGTACACCGATATTGTGTTCCCGTACAACGATACGCAGAGCCTGAACACCATCCGGGATGAACTGCTCGAACGCTGGGGACCGCTCAAAATGATTGAGGCACAGCTCTGGACGGCTTTCCGGGGCACCCATGCCGAAAGCGGCACCTTCGGGGAAACCCGCAATGACTGGCTAATTTCCTGCATCGGGACCAACATCGCACCGCAACCGCACTGGCTGTGGGCGGCATCTTACGGCGGTATAGCGTCATACTATCTGGCCAACGACCCGGCCCGTCCGCTGCAGACGCTGGTGCTGCCGGGCATCCTGCCGCCGGTCAAGACAGTGCGCTGGGATATGCCGGAGCGCAACCTGCTGCTGCATGACGGCATCGCCACCCATTACGTTGACGCCAGCGACAACGTCTGCATCGAGCGTGAAATCACGATGTACCGCGTCAACCAGTACGGCGACACTGATACCTCATATCTGGATGTGCAGTCACCGGCGACGCTGGGGCGTATCCGCTACGTCATCAAAAACCGGTTCACCAACCGCTATCCGCGTCACAAGCTGGCCGGGGATGATGTGCTCGACCTGCTCGATCCGGGCCAGCCGGTGATGACGCCGAAGATTGCCCGTGCCGAGCTGCTGGATATCGCGCTGACCGAGCTGATTCCGGCTGGTCTGGTTGAAGACTTCGACGACTACAAAGACACGCTGGATGTCTATCTCGACGGCGACGATAAAAACCGCCTGAACTTCATCTGCCACCCGAACCTTGTCAACCAGTTACGAGTGCTGGCCGGTCTCGTCCAGTTCAAACTTTAAGGAGCCTTTATGAGCATTCTGGGTCAGGCGGCCATCCGTATTAATGGCCGCGAAATCAAGACAGAGGGTAAGTCCACTCTCAATCCAGGTGGTAAAACGCGCACCCAGCATATGGGGGGCGGCAAGGTCTGGGGTACGTCCGGCAAGATGGCGGGCCCCTCGATCAAAATGACTATCGCCGCAGCGCAGGATATGGACGTTATTGAAATCAGCAACTGGGAGAATGTCACCGTGATGTTTGAAGGCGATAACGGCCTGACCTACATGATGACTGGCGCGGCGACGGCTGAACCGGCCACGCTTGATGAGGATGGCGGCACCATCAGCGCCAACTTCATCGGGACCAAACTGGTGAAGGTGTAAGTCATGGCTGAGATGAGTGTCACCTTAAAACATGGCTACATCGCCGGTAAAGGTACTGACGATGAGATCCGCTACAAAGAAGTCACGTTCCGTGAGCTGACCTCCAAAGATGTTATCGACGCCCAGCTGGAGGCTGAGCGTGTGGTTATTGGGGAGAACGGCAAAGCGGTTGCGTACTGCTCTGAGGTGCTTATGGGGCTGGGTATGCTGAGGCGACAGATTGCGTCAGTGGGTGAGATTCCGGGGCCCTTGTCCCTCAAGCAAATCTACGCCTTTCACCCGGAGGATTTGGAATTACTCAGCAGTAAAGCTGCCGCACTCGATGAGCTGATTTCGGAGACCGCTGGCCGGGGGCGACCTGATGCCGCTGGCGACGGCGCTCAGTAGTCTCATCGTCAATCTGTCTCAACGTTTTGATATGTCCTACCTGCAGCAGTTGCCTCTCCGGCAGCTGCTGCGCCTGACAGAGCAGCTGAGGAAGCAACATGGCAAACCGCCTCACCACTGAGATACTCATCAATCTGGCAGGTAACCTGACCGCCAAAGCCCGCCAGTACGGTGCCAACATGTCAGAGTTCGCCCGCACTAACCAGCGGGCAATGAATGTCGTCAGAGCGACTTCCGCCGCTGCTGGCCGTGCCATTGACTCAATGGGGAGTCGATATACCGGGATGATCGCGGGGTTAGGGAGCAGTCTGACCATTAAAAATGTCGCCGACTTTGATGCTCAAATGAGGCGCATGGGGACAGATGCGCAATTGACGGCTGAGCAGGTGAATGAATTAAGGGAGAGAATTCGCGAAGTTTCTAACGAGGGTGATATTCGCGTAGAAGCTTCTGCTCTAGGTCAGGGAGCCGGGGAGTTACTGGGTTTAACTGGTGACGAAAAATTTACTAAAGAAAACATGAGAAATCTAGGTCTTGCAATGCAGGCTTTTGGTGTTGACGGAAAGACTGCTGCTGGCCTGCTAGCTGCTTTCTGGGAGAAGAATGTCAGGGGGGCAGATGATGTAAGCAAAATGCTGGACAAACTTTATGCTCAGTTCGCGGTTGGTTCTGTCAGTGTGGCTGATATTGCGCGGGTTGCCCCCAAACTCTTCTCTATCATTTCAGCACAGGGCCCGGAGGCGCTGACTCAGATGGGGGCCTTTGCTCAAGTCTTCGCAAAAACAAAGGGTAGCGCCGATGAGGTGGTGACCAGTATCCAGGCAATGTACGCATCCCTGCAAGATAAGAAGAACATTAAGTTCTTACAGCGTCAGGGTATTGACGTTTTCAAGCCAGGCTCAAAAGAGTTCAAGCTCCCCTTTGAATTGATGAAAGAAATTCTTGTACGAGCAAAGTTTGACCCTCTTAAACTCCAAGACGTCTTTGATCAGACAGGTATGCAGGGGATTAACGCTCTACTCAAACCTGAAAATATGAAGCTTATGCAGGAACTGATCTACGGTGCCGTTGAATATGGTGCCACCCAGAAAGCTGCGAAAACTAACGCTGAAGGGTTTAATGCCGCGCTCCAGTCTCTAAATAATGAATGGCAGCGGTTCGCGGAATCAAACCTTGCGGAGCCCGTTCAGGAGTTGGCTGATGCTCTTAACTCTGTTGATCACGACACCGTCCAGAACTGGTTGAATGTTGGAAAGAATATCGCCATAGCTGGTGCTAGCATCATCGCCGCCCGCAAAGCATTCCAGTTGGGTAAAGGTGCATGGGACTTGTTCGGCGGCGGAAAGTCTAAAGGAATCCCCAAAGGCGTTTCAGATGTGTTCGGCTCAGGTGTGATGCCGGTCTATGTGGTGAACATGGGCGCGGGTGGCATGGGGGGAGCCAGTAACCTGCCTGGTGGATCTGGTGGTGCAGGTGACGGGGCTGGTGCTGGCTCAGGTCGCATGGCCAAAGTCTTACGCGGTGTGGGTAAAGTTGCCGCCCCGGTAGTTGGTGCGGTAGCGCTGTATGACGAGCTGGAGAACCAGTATAAACTTCCTGGTCGCATTGACGATCTAGCCCGCCAGACAGCCGAGGACAATAACGCCCCACCGGAGGACCGTGACTTTGCTAGCCAGAGCCAGCGCAACCGTCAGTACATGGCCCGGAAATGGGAGTCTCTGAAGAACTGGTTTAACTCCATCAGCAATGATCCACAAATTGCTGATCCACGTCCGTGGGCTTCAATGCAACCCCAGAATCAGCCTGGCTATCCGTTCCTGCAGCAACCTGAGCTGAAGGGCAGCATCGAGGTTTCTGTTAAAGATGATCGGGTTCAGGTTACCAGCGTCAAGGTCAATGCCCCCGGTGTCACTATGAGTGCGGGTACCGGGTTACGTAGTACGGAGCAAGACTAATGGCCATCAAGTGGGAAGACCTGCGGGATGCCTCGTTCCGGGGCGTACCTTTCTTTTTCCGCGACGTCGAGGGCGCTGGCGGCCGCCGCGCCATCCCTCATGCTTACCCCAAAAAAGAGGTGGGCTGGACGGAAGACCACGGTGCGGTGCTGACTCAGCAGCAGATTAACGCGATCCTGCTCGGCAGTGACTACATCGACCAGATGAACCGACTGCTGGCCGCGCTCAATACTGCCGGTCCCGGTGAACTGGTGCATCCGTGGTTCGGCGTTCAGAAGGTTCAGGTGGGCCGCGTTACACACCGTCTATCCACCGAAGAAGGCGGCATTGCCTACATTTCCTTTGAAGTGTACGAGGCTGGCGAGCAGTTGTTCCCGTCCGGCACCGAAGACACCAGCGCCACCACGCTCAGTGCGGCTGACAAGGTCAAGGAAGCGCTGGCCAGCGGTGATTATTTCGCGGCGCTCGATGGCGTCGGTAGCATGGTGGACACCCTGCTGGAGGACATGGAGGGCTTTGTCACCAGCCTGCCCACACTACCGGATGCGCTCAGCGAGTGGATGGACCGCCTCAACCGGTTTAAGGACCTCGCCGGTATTGTAGCTGCCGCTCCGGGTGAAATGATCCGCGATATCACCGACCTCATCAGCGACATGAAAGACCTGGTCTCTGAGTCTCCCTTCGCCCTGCGGGTCTATGACCAGCTGCGCGATAAGTGGGAAGGCGACCGGGCCGCGCAGTCTGCGACCAAATCCCTTGTCGATAACATCAGCGTGAACACCGATACCGGGTTTGCCAGCAGCGTCACGCCAGCATCGACGCCGGAGACCACGGCAGCGATGGAGACCAACATCGTAGACTTCCGCCGTCTGGTCATTATCTCCACGCTGGTCGCTCAGGCTGAAGCCGTGGCCACAGCGGCCTTCGAAACCGGTCAGGATGCACAGAACACCGGCGACCAGCTGGCGGAGCGTCTGGGCGAGACCGCAGCGGAAGCCGTCGAAAGCGGCCTGCGTGAGCTGTGGCGTTCGCTTCGCGAGCTGCGGTTCGCGGTGGTGAATGATGTGCGTATCCGCAGCATCCAGTTGCCGGAACTGCGACGCGTCACGCCTGCCCGGACAGTGCCGGTGATGCTGCTGGCTTACCGTGAGACCGGCGACGCCGAGAGCCGGGACGAGCTGGTGACCCGCAACCGGCTGCGTTATCCCTCCTTTATTACGCCTTCACAGACGATTGAGATCATCAGTAATGACTGAAGAGTTAACCCTGAATGTTGACGGCAAGGTCTGGGGGGGCTGGACGGATATGACCATCAACCGCTCTCTCGACAATATCGCCGGAGAGTTTGATCTGACAGTCACCGCCCGATGGTCATCTGCCACACCGCGCTCCATCAAGCCGGGGCAGTCCTGCACCGTTGATATCGGCACCGACCGCGTGCTGACGGGCTACATTGACGACTTTATTCCCAGCTATGACTCGGAGAATGTCTCCCTGCGCGTCATGGGTCGCGACAAGACCGGTGACCTTGTGGACAGTTCAGTGGTCGATAAATCCGGTCAGTGGAAAGGTCAGAAGCTGGAGCAGCTTGCGGCCACCATCTGCAAACCCTACGGCATCGAGGTGGTTAACGAGACCGACACCGGCGACGCCTTTGGCAGCATCACCCTCGAACAGGGTGAAACCGGCTTTGAACTTCTCGACCGGCTGGCCAAACAGCGCGGCGTTCTGGTGACGTCAGACGCTTACGGTCGGCTGGTCATCACCCGCGCATCCTCCCAACGGGCCGGAGTGGCGCTCACTCTCGGCGACAATATTCTGGCTGCACGTGGACGCTTCAGCTGGCGCGAACGTGCCAGCCAGTACATCGTCAAGGGCTCCGCCAGCGCGGGCGGTTCAACATGGGACGACCAGCCGGTGAAGATGATCGGCGGCCGTCAGACGGTAGTCAGCGACCCGGAGATCACCCGCTATCGTCCGAAGATTCTGGTCAATGAAGACAGTCTGACGGTCGGCGGTGCCAGCGCCCGTGGCGAATGGCACAAGGCTCATATGATGGGTGAAGCCAATACCACCGAAATCACCGTCGCGGGCTGGCGTGAGAACGGTATCAGCGGTCCGCTGTGGCAGACAAATCGGCTGGTGAAGGTAACCGATGCCATTCAGCAGCTCGACGTCACCTGGCTGATTAAGTCCGTTTCCTTTATGGAAGGCGATCAGGGGCGGCTGACCGTGCTGACACTGGTCCCGCCAGAGTCGCTGGATATGCCTGAACAGAAAGCTAAAAGTAAAGGCAAGAAGGCAAAGACTTCCGTGGGGGTGACATGGGACTGAACGCAGTTAACTTTTCCCGCTCTATCGCCGCTATGGGCCGCCGCCTGCGCCTGATGGTGGACCGTGCGCTGGTCCGTATCGTGACGGACAGCCTCGGTCGGCAGAACCTGCAGGTGCAGTCGCTGGCCGATGAGACTAACGACGACGTCGAGCGCTTCCAGAACTATGGCTTTTCCAGCGTTCCGCCTGCGGGCTCAGAGGCGATTGTCGTTGCTGTCGGTGGCCGTCGCGGCGGCATGGTGGCCATCGCCGTCGAGGATAAAGGGAGCCGTCCCCGTGGCGGTGAAGAAAGCGACGTTGTTATTTATCATCAGGAAGGCCATATTATTCGCCTGAAAAAGAATGGCGTGATTGAAATAACAGGGAAGACGGTAAATGTGGTTGCCGAAGAGAGCTGTGACATTATCGGTAAACAGATAAATATCACCGGCCCCACTTCTTTCAGTGAAGATATTCAGGTTAAGGGGAAAAGTTTCCTTGACCATATTCATAAGGATGGTGACGGTGAAAACACGACTAAACCCTTATGACCATCAGAATAAACTGGCACCTGCCCGCTGGCGGCGATATCGAGATTGAACACAATGGCCTTTCGTTTGACGAGGGCCTTGTTTCTTTGGTGTATATCTGCCTGTTTACTGATGCGCGGGCAGATACCAGCGACGAAATACCCGACGGCACCGATGACCGTCGCGGCTGGTGCGGTAATTCTTACAGCGATTTTGAATGGGGCTCAAAGCTCTGGCTGATTGACCGTGAAAAGCTGACCGAAGAGGTCAGGCTCCGCGCGGAGAATTACGCCCGTCTGGCCATGCAGCCGTTATTACGCTACGGCTATGCGCGAAATGCGCAGGTCATTGCCACTATTCCCCGTATTAACTGGCTGGCATTAACCATTATTCTCACCCGCCCGGATAAAACCGAGTTAACCGTCGAAATAAAGAAACGCTGGGAGGCGGTAGAAAATGGCTACATTTAATGTCCCGACGCTCCGCCAGCTTATTCGTGCCGGTATTCAGGATTTAGAGATTGCCCTCGACCAGGAATTACCGATTATCGGCGTTGAACGCGCGTTAAATACCGCTTTCAGTGGCGCTTTACGCGATGTCTACGATTATCAGACGTGGATTAAAAACCAGATTATCCCGTCAGAGCAGTCCGCTGACGAAACCATCATTGATACCGCCCGCTATGAGGGCGTTATTCGTAAGGCTGCATCCTATGCCAGCGGACCGGTCGCCTTCACCGGCACCCGACCGCTGCCGCTCGATACGGAGATGCAGACGCAGGACGGCGTACGCTACCACGTCACCGCCACCAGTGACCCGTCAGCGGGCAAAATCACCGTCACCGTGCAGGCTGACGAGACGGGCCTCAGCGGCAACCTGACGGCGGGCGACGTCCTGACTCTGATTTCCCCGGTGGCCGGGGTTAACAGCGATGGCGTGGTGGCGGATGCCGGTATCTCCGGAGGCGCGGACGTCGAGTCTGTGGCCGAGCTGCTGACCCGTCTGCTGTACCGCAAGCGTAACCCGCCAACCGGCGGCGCGCTGCATGATTACGTTATCTGGGCCACCGAACTGCCGGGTATCAGCCGGGCATGGGCCTTTGACTGCTGGCACGGGCTGGGTACGGTGGGCCTTGCATGGGTCTACGACCAGCGCACGGACATTATCCCGACCGGCACCGACCGCGAGGCGATGCAGGCGTACCTTTTCCGCCATCAGGACCCGGCAACCGGGACTTACGTCGGCAAGCCCGGCGGTATCGAGGTCTGGCCCATCCCGCTGACGCTCAAGCCGGTACCGCTGACCATTCGCGTCATCCCCGACACTGCCGCCATCCGCTCTGCGGTCACCCTGAGCCTGCAGGCGCTGTTTCGTTCGGTCTCGCCGGGCGACACGCTGCTGCTCTCTGCCATCCGAACGGCCATCGGCTCATCGACGGGTGTCACCGACTACGAGCTGGACCTCACCACCAATCAGGCTAGCGAGAACTATGAGCTGCTGACGCTGGGAGCAATCACATGGCGCATCGTGTAGAGGACTGGCAGGACGTCCTGCAGCAGCTGATGCCACGCGGTAAGGCATGGCCGCGCGACCAGACGGCGGCGCTGACGTCACTGCTCCGGGGCTTCAGTTCCCGCCTGCAGCTGGCGGAGGCGAACGCGGATTTGCTGGTCACCGAGATGCGCCCGGAGACCA